CTCCATTTCTTCGTCTTCAACTTCTTCGCCATCATAACCGCGAGGCTCGTCGTCCTCGACCGGCTGGTCGCTTTTGCCAAACGTGACAGTGATTGCCTCGTCTGTTTCTTCGACCGCCATGATGTGACGCTCTGCGGTTTCTTCTACCGGCAGCTCGTCCACCTGTTCGGGCGTCTCTTTCAAATCTGTCATGTCCTTTGCCTCATCTGTTGGCTGACTGTTGGTTATGTTACGTTCTTCATCATCTTTTTTCAAGCGCTCAACGATTGTGCGCGACCATGTGAATGCTCCGCTGCCGCCCCACAAATCCCACGCAATTCTCCAAGCGGTAGGCCCGCCGTCGGTTTCTTTGGCCGCATAGTGCTTTGTCTTGTTTGTTTCGTGCCGGCTAAAGAACGAATACATGCGCTTGACCGTCTCCTCGGACAAGTTTTTGCCGTTTGCAATATCGCGCGCTCTGGCAACACCGACGGCTGTGCCGCCTCGACCGTATTCGCGGCGCCACTCTAGCGCACGCTTGGCGGCAGTTTTCATGCCGTCGGTCGGTTTATACGTCGCCATCGTCGCCGCCCTCAACGTCAGGCTGCGCCGGTGCTTTAGTGCCAAACGGCTCGAATGCCATTTTGAGGCCATAGCGTTCGGCCATCTCTTTGTCGCTTTGGATTTGCGCAAATAGCTCCTCGACGTCGCGACCATAGTTTGCTGCCACGTCGTTCATGCTCATAAGGCCATTCGATATACCAACGACAGCGGCTTGAATTTCACGCTGCGGGTCGACCCATGCAAAGCCACGGCCGCGCCAATTTGAGTTGTCAGCGAACTTGTCAAACTTGTTCTCAGTGATTGGCAGCGTTCCAAAGTCGAGCGCACTGCGCAGCCATAGGCGATAAATCTTTTCGCAAAAGTGTTGAATGAGAAACTTTTGCAGCATGCGGTAATGGTCGCGCTCCTCGATTGTGCCCTGACGAATTGACGAATAAGACACGCCGCTCAGGTCATTCGACAAGCTCGTGTAAGAGACGTTAAGGCCGGACGCAATACCGCGCAGCACGGCTTTCTCAAAATCACTGAACGCGCTGGTCGGGTGCGTCGGGTCAATCAGTTTCAAATCCATGTTGGCCGGCAGCTCGTAAACCGACGCCGGCTCCATGTCGATGATAGGCGTCTCATCCATCATGTCGTCGCCGACAAAGTCATCTCCGGATTGCGTCGTCAACACAGCAAACTTAGACGCGGCCGCGCGGGCTGCTGTCAGCTCTGCTTCGCGATAGCCATGCAGCATCTTAATGGCCGACATGGCCGGCGCCATAAACGGCTCGCCGCGGTTTTGATGTGTGCGGCTTGGCATGAATATGTGAAGCATTTCATCTGCCGGCACACGCTCGTGACGCTGCGTGTTGTTTGAGTAATAGCTTGAATAAGTGTCGTTCGGGTGTTTCTGAAACACATGATACGCGACCGGCCGGTGATACTCATCAAGCTCGACGCCCATGCGCACCTTGTTGCCGTTCTTCTCTGTGCTGTTTTTCTTTTCGTCAATCAGGTCGCTTTCAATAAACTGAAATGAAACGCCATCCTTTAGGCCGGAACCTTTAAGCACGCGAATAAACACCTCGCCATCGCGCACCAACGTCTCGGCAGCAAAGCGCTGCATGTCGAGCCATGACATGCGACCGCTGATTTCAGGGTTGCCGGCACGCCCCCATGAGGCAAATGCGTTTTCGATAATCTTGTTGCCGGCTGCATCAAGCGACCGGTCGGCGTTACGCGCACGCACTTGAAGCGAGAAACCGTTCTCACCGACGACATTTGTCTTGATAAGGTTGAGGTAACGCTTGGCGTATTCGTTGTTTCTGGCAAGGTCGCGACTGCGTGACCGCAATATCGCAAGGGCATTTTTCAGCTCGTCGTCAGCCGACGTTTCTGAGATGCGGAAATCTGCAAACAAACGGCTTTGGTCGGCCGCTGCATATTTACGCTTTGAGAGTTGCTTGCCACGGCGAACCTTTTGGTCTGCGCTTCTACGCAAAAAGTCAAACACGCCCATGATTAAAACCTTCCGAGAATTGTGAAGCCGGCGCCTTTACCGTGCTTGATGCGCTCTTTGCGCCTATGTGCGGCCACCTCAGCCTTGTAATAGTCACGCCATTTGACCAGCTCGTCAGGCGAGAACTTGTTCAGGCTGCGACCGTTGATGCTGTAAGAGCTGACGTCGGCGTCGGCCTTGCCTTCGAGAATGGCCTCAATCTTCTGCAACATAATCTCGCCGTGCGTGCGAGCGTCGACGTTGTTGTCATAATCGGTCAGAACATCGAATTCGCCGCGGTCAACAATGATGCGCTCGTTGTCACTGTTGCGCTCAATTTCGATTTGGTAGTGATAGTGACCGACGGTGTAGTTTGCAGAGGTCGCGCTGCCGATTGTGAACAGGTAGTCATCACCGCTGGCTGTCGCTGCGACCGTGATTTCTGTGTTGTTGCCTGTCGAGATGCGTGCGACCAGACGCATCGTGTGCGCGCTGTTTGAATAGTCAGACGAATATTGCGTCAGCTTAAATTGAGAAAAGTCGCCGACGACAATGCTGTCAGGGATTGAGGTCGGGGCGTTCGCTGCGTCAAATAGATTTGCCATGTTTTACCTGTTCACCCCAGACGGGAAAAATGTTTGCTTCTTGTCACGACGCTTTGCATTTTTTGCGTGCCGACCTTTGCGTCTGATTTTCATCTTCTCTCTTGGCCCTGAGATAGTCGTCTTTCGTGCCATCATCGCCACCCATTAACAAAACCGCCGCCGCGTCTAGGCTGTTGAGTGCGACGTCTCCGTTGTTTCGGCTCGTCACTCTCGACCTTTTGCGCCCGCTTTACAGACCTTTGTGCGATTAGATTAACCGAAACACCGAGACAATTCAATGCAGCATAAGCATAAACAAAAGTGTCGAGCGCTTCGTTGCGCCGGCGTGTCTTTACCCATTCGCGTTTATAAAAGCCCTTGTGGTATTTCTTGACCACTTTCTCGGCCGTTAGCTGTTTGAAATACTCGTCGTCAAGCGTGTCAGGAAAGTGAACATACCCTGCGCCCTCCTCGCGTATTTGCAGCCGTGAATAGATTGTCTCCTTTGCCGTGTCGACACCAATCGGAAACAGCGGGCATTTGATGTGATTGTTTTTCGACGGCCGGCCGACGATTGCCTTGCCCTCGCCGCCAATACCTTTGATGGCAAAAATGCGCCGGCCATACCGAGGCTTGCAGAATTGATAAACGGCTTGCGTGTGATGACCGCCGCTGTCGACGCACGCTGCGCGAATAATCAGCTCACGACCATCTTCGGTCTCCCATGTGTTCATCAGGTATGCGTCAAGGTCGCTCCATACGCCGGCCGACGATGGGTCGCCTATAAAAGTCTGCACGTCGACGACGTGAGCTTCTTCGTCACGCGACCACATAATGACCTGACTTTCAAGCCGGTCATCTTGCACGTCGACGCCGGCCGTCAACAAAACGCCGGCCTCTGGCAACTTTTGCCATGCCGGTTCAATGTTGGCCATGATGTCTAGCTCGTCGACACCTTCTCCTGCTTCCTCATAGGTCTCGCCGAAGAACGTATTAACGAACACGCGGAGCTGCGCAGGGTCGCGCTTTGCTGCCAAGAATTTACGCACCGCACTCTCAAGCGATGTCCACGGGCTATAAAGCCCATTAAGTCGAAACCCCGCCGTCTCGACGAATGGCGCGGTGGCTCGCCATTCTCCCCGCCGCACCGCTCCAAAGCGGTCAGCGTCAGACCACAGCCCGCCACATTCTTCACACGCATATGCTGCCGTCTCCGGCTTGTCGGTATCCCAATGAACATTTGACCACCGTAAGGTCTGCGAGTGCTCGCAATGCGGGCATGGCACATGATACTCTCGCTTGTCGCTTTTTTCAAACTCTGCTTCGATGCGGCTTTGACCGGCCACGGTCGGGGTCGACACCATCACAAATTTGCGATTGTGAAATGTGGCCGCACGCGCTTTTGCTAGGTCGCACGGGTCGCCTTCGGCTCCGGCTGAAAGCGGAAAGCGGTCGACCTCATCCATTAAGACGAGCCGGCAAGGCCGTGACGCCAAAGACGAGGGGCTGTTAGCGCCGCACATCGTAATGTGTCCGCCGGCGAAATTCTTTTTGAGTGTCGTGTTGCCGCTGTCACGGGCGCGCGCATCTTTCACCTTGCCCTTTAGATTTGGCGTATCACGCAACATCGGTGCGAGCCGGTCTTTGGAAAACGTCTGCGCCATGTCGAGGGTCGGCTGAACCAACAGGGTCGGGCACGGCTCCATGTCGATTGTGTAGCCGACAAGGTTAAGTATCATCTCCGTCTTGCCGACCTGAGCACATGACATGATGACGACGTTTTCGATGTTGTCATCAGATATGGCGTCCATGATGCCGCGTTGATATTCGGCTGAGGCCGTATTCCAGACGCCGGCCTCGGCTGATGCCTCAGCAGAAAGCCGCCTGTGTTGGTCGGCCCATTCTGAAATCGACAGCTCAGGTGGCGGCGCAATAAGGTTGAGAACCCTATCGGTCGCCGTCTTCGCTGCTGGCAAATTGGGTATCGTCAGTTTCATAAGTTTCCACCATCATGTCTGAAAGCTCTTGCAGAGCGTCATTGATGTGCCGGCGCAAAAACGCTTTGGCCTCTTTCACATCGCCGGCAGCAAAGATGTCCGGCGCTGCCTTTGCCGGAACGGCCAGCATACGCGACCGAAAGTTTCCATATATCTCGTCATTGATTGCGTTGACTATCTCGACCGGCAACACGTCGCCGCGTTCTTTCTGCAATTCAATCTCTGCCAGCTCCGCCTCAGCCGCAACCTTGCGTGCCCGCGCCTCGTCATAGCTCAACACGCCTTCGGCGGTCGGTATCTTACCGAGTAGAGCTTTGGCCGCGTCTTCCATGCGGTAACGCTTCGAGTTTCCTTTGCTCTCCGCGGGTTTTACGCCGGCAAGTCGCGCTGCCACCGTTCGCCTGTCCATTTTGAACTCTACCGCCAGCGCCGAGACCGTCCATGTTTGTGCTGTCATTCCCATGATTTTCTTGCCTTTTCGCGCAATAATATTACAAATTCAGTGGTGTTT